TATAAATACTTTGGGAAGGTTATAGACCATTATTGCAGTGATGCAACACCCGAGTACCAAAGTATCCACATGACGACTAATCTAAGCCCGGGAAGCAAATGGTGGAACAACTGGATAGACTCTACAAGCAGTCTGCAACGTAGAAGTATTACAGCAAGCTATCATTCAGAGTTTGCAAACGAACAAGAGTTTGGGGACAAGTGCCTCCAATTAATGAAAGCAGGTGTTTATGTTACAATCAATCAAGTTATGGTTCCAGAAATGTTTGACGAACTTTATCAACGTCTTGAACGATTTGCCGCCAGAGGTATTAATGTCACTCTCAAGCCCCAATCCGATCCTAGTGCCTCCTACGTTGTATCGGGATACACAGAAGAGCAGATCCGCAAAATGCAAACAGGATTCCCTCAAAGAATCCCAGACGAATTTAAAAAAATAATACCTTTGTTACAGGTAGAATTACAAGACAAAGACGGTAACATTTATTACATAGACCAAGCAGAACGATTTAATGCATTTGGATTTAACAAGTTTAAAGGATGGGAATGTAATGCTGGCTATCAAGGATGCGTTATAAGAGAGAACGAAGTTAAGCGTAGCTACAGTTGCCACGATGAACCCTTAGGCACGTTAGACGGCGGATTTGAGCTGTTTAAAGCACCACGTAAGTGTGTTACTCCTACTTGTGTAAGTAGTGCTGATAGCAAAATACCAAAGAGAAAAATATGAAAGTTGATATACAAGACGTACTTTTTTGGATGGATGCTATTCGAAACAGCGATGACAAATACCGTACACTTGAAAGTTTCTGGAAAGGACAAGTTAATAGTAAGATATGGTTAGCTGAACAACTATATCCATTGGTTTCTAAAAACCAACAAAATAACATAGTTATTTACGGCGGATGGAATGGTGTATTAGCAAGTATATTATTTAACAGCTATCTACCTTTAAAACACATCACAAGTGTTGATATTGATGAAGATTGTCAAGAAACTGCATACACTGTTAATAAAAACTATGAAATAGCAGGAAGATTTGATGCAGTAACAGCAGATATGTGTACATACACAGAACCTGCTGACATTGTTATTAACACAAGTTGCGAACACATTACACAAGAACAATATGAGCAGTGGTTAGACATTCAACCAGACGATGCACTATTTGTAGTACAAAGCAATAACTATTTTGAACTAGACGAGCATATTCGTTGTGCAACTGACATAGACGATTTTATGCGTATGAGTGGTATTAAGCCTTACTGGAGAGGTGAGTTTGAAACACCTAAATATACTCGTTATATGATTATAGGTAAAAAGAAAAATGTTTAAATTTAATGAATTAAAAAATATACATCTTGAAATAACTAATAGATGTCAGGCAAGTTGTCCTATGTGTAGTAGAAATTATCATGGCGGACTAGAAAACCCACTTATTAAAAATACTGACTGGACTATAGAAGATTTTAAAAAAATTCTAACTAAAGAAATTTTACATCAACTTGAAGGATTTTATTTTTGTGGCAATTTTGGCGACCCTATTATTAATAATAATTTGATAGATATGTGTCAGTATAGTAAAGGCATTAATCCAAATCTAAATATTAGAATACACACAAACGGCGGAGCAAGAAGTACAGATTGGTGGAAGAAACTTGCAAAAGCATTGCCTAGTAGACATTGTGTTATTTTTGCAATTGACGGATTAGCAGATACGCATAGTCTCTACCGTATAGGTACTGACTTTAACAACATATTAAAAAATGCAAAAGCGTTTATTAATGCAGGCGGCACAGCAGAATGGGCGTTTATAAAATTTAAACATAATGAACATCAACAACTTGCTTGTGAAGCATTAGCAACGGAACATGGCTTTGCTAGATTTACATGTAAAGATAGTGCAAGATTTGTTGCTTCGTCTAATTTTGAAGTATTAGATAAAACAGGACAACTTGAATATTATTTAGAACCACCAACAGGAAGCAATCTGACTCTAATAACTCAAGAAATAATCGATAATTATAAACATATGGTCGATACTAGTGAAATAGATTGCTTTGTACAAAAAACAAAAGAAATTTATATAACCGCACAAAGAAACATTATGCCTTGTTGCTTTTTAGCAAGTACTCCATATAATTATATACATCCTAATGATTTAGCTAAAGATATTAGACAAAAGATGAAATCACAGTACTCTAGTCTTATTAAAGATTTAGGAAATACTAATGCGCTTGATTATTCTATAAAAGATATAATAGATTCTAATTCTTGGCAAACAGTTTGGTACAAATACTGGAACATACATAAATTAATTACCTGTGCAAGAACCTGCGGAGTAAACAAACTTAGTAAGCCTAAAGATCAGTTTGTGCAAGGAGAAAAATTAGATGTCTAAATACTGGTATGCAAAAGACGATACAAGACTTGGTAAGTTTCAGCGCGACTTAGAAACTAAATCAAGCTGTACCTTTTGTGTGCTTCCTTGGATACACTTAGCAACACGCCCTAACGGAGATATGCGATTGTGCTGCACTGCAAATGCAAGCGGCGCCGGCGACAATCATACAGTTGGATTAATTAAAAACAATGACGGAAGTCATGCAAACTTTAGCAAAGTAACTCCTATGGAGGCATGGAATAGCGACTTTATGAAAAATGTTCGTAATACTATGCTCGCAGGCGAAATTCCGTTAAGTTGCACAGGATGTTTTGATGAAGAAGCACAAGGCATTGTTAGTAAACGTATTTGGGAAACTGCTACCTGGTTAAATGACGAAGGTATTGATGCAGAAGAACTTATTACACAAACACAAGAAGATGGCACTGTTCCTGAACGCTTGCAGTATTTAGATTTACGTTTAGGACATACCTGTAACATTAAGTGTGTTATGTGTAGTCCGCACGATAGCTCAAAGTGGGTAGCGGATTGGAAGAAACTTGTCCCGCAGTTAGAAGACGAAACTGTAAAGCAACAGATGACATGGGATAAAAAAGAATTTAACAATAAGTGGCACGAAAAAGAATCATTTTGGAAAGAGTTATATGCACAAGTTCCTAACCTAAAACAAGTTTACTTTGCAGGCGGCGAGCCTTTGATGATTCGCGAACATAAAACTTTCTTAGAAGAGATTGTACGTCAAGGATACGAGCAGAATATGTTGTTACGTTATAACTCTAACGGTATACTTGTAGATGAAGAACTGATCGAATTATGGAGTAAATTTCGAAAAGTTAAATTTGCTGTTAGTGTTGATGCAAGTTTTGAACGCGATGATTATATACGCTTCCCTACAAAGTTTGAAGAAGTTGAGCATACATTGCATATGCTAGACAATACTCCTGATAATATACATGTTAGTATAGCAACAGCAGTACAGATATTCAACATCAAACATATACCAGACTTTATAAAGTGGAAAGTAAACAGCAATTTTAGGAAAATGAATGTTGGATTAATAAATGGAGTAACAATGGGCGGCGGATTAGTCAATGCACACTTAGTACACATACCTACATTCCTTAACATTACAATCTTACCTGAAGCAGACAAGCAAGATGTACGTGAGCGTTTTGCAGAACTTAAAACATGGTTATGGGATAATTATACACAAGAAGATGAATTTTGGATACATAATCCCAAAGGCTGGCGACAGTGGGAAGGACTATTAAAACATATGGATAGTCGAGACAACAGTCATTTATTACCAGGATTTAAAGAATACGTAAACAAACTAGATGCAATTCGAGGTTTAGATGCTTCTAAGATATTTCCGGAGTTATCACACTTGCTATGAAAGATCTAATTAAAATAGAAACAATGGAATCTAGCAAGAGATTGCGCATTGAGTTTATGATAGGAAATTATTGTAATTTTAAATGTACATACTGCGGTCCATATGCAAACGGCGGCGACACTAGATGGCCAAAAGATTACAATGCGCTAATGAAAAACTTTAAACATTTACTAGACTTTTATACACGCAACGGTAGGAATAAGTTTGAAGTTAACTTGCTAGGCGGCGAACCGACATTATGGCCAAAAGTTGCTGACTTTGCAAGAGACTTAAAGGCGTTATATAATGTAAAAGTTACTATTACTACTAACGGCAGTAGGACAATTCGGTGGTGGGAGAAAAATGCTACAGCATTTGACAAAGTGCTGTTTAGTTATCATCCTGGGCAAGCAGATTTAGACCATTACATAACTGTAATAGATACTGTTTATAAAAAAAGAATTCCGGTAAACTCTTTAGTAATGATGGATCCGACACAATGGTCTGCCTGTCTAGATGCAATAGAACAAATGAAACAAAGCAAATATTCCTGGTTCATTTGTGCAATGGAAGTCCATCCGCCGAAATACACATCTGAGCAAAGAAAAATATTTGAAAAACATGTAAAACGCAGACCGCCGTTCCTTAGAATTATAAAAGACGAATACGAAAATATACTAAAGGGCAAAACACAAATAATATTTGACGACGGCTCTAAGAAACGAGTAGAACGTAACTATCTTTCGACAAACGACCTAAATCAATTTGAAGGATGGATGTGTAATATTGGACTTGAAAATATTAATATACAAAAGTCAGGGCAAATAACCGGCGTCTGTGGAAACCTAGTATACGGAAAAGACGAGCTCTATAACCTTTATGATACTGATTTTGTTACTAAATTTAATCCTAAATTAATTCCTAGTGTCTGTACTAAGAAACGCTGCTGGTGTCAACCCGAGCAGCTAATGACTAAGTGGAAACTTTAGTTAACGGAATATCAGCAGCACATGTACACCACTTGCGTGTACACGTAATTGGTTCTAAAGGTTGTTTAAACGTGCCGTTGTAAATATTGCCTAGACTTCCACCTACTCTACAAGTAGCACGATACACTTCGCCATCCCAATTAATCATAAGACTTTCTAGTCCAGCATTACAACTCCACCCTTCAAATTGATTTAGTTTATGTTTGATAATGTCATTGGCGTGTAGTTTATGTTCGTTGTCCACTACACAGTTTGCTTTTACAGTTGCAGTCTTGCTTAGTATCCATTCTAAGTCTTTTTCTTTATACCGCATGTCGTCAAACCATTCTCGGTCGTCTGCTTCTGTCCAACGTATTCTTCTGCATACATAAGGAACATTATGTCCTTCTAATAAAGTTGCAGCCGCTCTAACATCGTCCATGTATTCGTGATGACACATCAAGTTAACTTGATATAATGTATCTTTGCCTTCCATATCCAACAGTTGACTATATCTAACAATATTTTCTGCTGCTCTAATGTTATGCTTGTTATCAAAATGCAAACTAAACACCCACTGATCGACAGGTTGTTTAATATACCATTCAGATGAACGTAACCCATTAGTGGTAACACTTAACCATTGAAGACGTTGGCTTGCACATTCTAATATATCATTAATTTTGGGATGTACCGTAGGTTCGCCGCCTGTTAAACTTAGACGTATAGGCTTGTTAATTTTCTCTAGTTCGTAGATTGCATTAACCATAACGTCTAGATCAGTATGTGGACTAAAGTTATCGTGTATTTCTGCAGGACAATATGCGCAATCTAAATTGCAACGCTTACCTATATTCCATTCGACATGAATACTGTCTTGATGGCCCCAACGACTCTCTACTTTAAACATATAGTTTAAACTCTGGATTGGCATCTAAAAAACTTTGTCCGCGAGTTTTGTCTAGAGCACGATTAAAGTTTATACAATCTTGCCAGTGTGTATCGTACATACATTTTGACTCTAAGAAGTTAATGTTGTCTTGTATTTGTTGCAGTGTTACGGTTTTAAGCAATTCGTTTTCTTGAATAACAGTATAGTCAAGTACTTTTATTTGCATATCTTTTAAGTCACTGACTACTTTTGTTTTTAGTTCAGGCGGAAGTGTTTGCGCACTTAGTGCCATAGGATAGTTTACACGATGCGAATAAAACACAATGCCCATATCGTTTAAAAAGTAATCAATTACATCGCAAATTTGCAAGATGTTATTTGCTTGTACAGTAAACGCACCAACAACGCGACTTACATTAGGAAATGCTTTGAATATTTTTATGTTTTCTTCTATTTCGCTAAACTTGCCATTGCCTCTAATGTATTCGTAGACATCGT